GCTCAGTTTCGGAGCGTCTTTCTTTATGTCTCGAACATACAAAACAGAACGAGCGACCATCCTGTTCAAGTATTCCTTTGTGATCTTGCCGATCGCCCGTTCCCATTTCGTGCCGTCCGCCAGGCGGACATCGATCTTTCTTATCACTACACGGACCCTCCGTTCCCGTTACCTCCGCCGACGCTGGCTGCAGAATATGGGACTGTGCCTGCCGGCAGTGTGCCGCCGTTATTATTAGCGGCCTGTGCGGCCGCTTGCGCTTCGGGCGACATATTCGGATCGGGTGTGGCCGTCTGGGTCGCGAGTTGCGCTTTGAGTTTCTCAACCGCGGCATCCACGTCCGTGTCGTCGAATAACTCCTCGAGCGCCTCGTCTATATCGTCAACCTCAAACAATTCCATCGCGAGACGTGCTGCTATGTTTTCGGGGATCATCCGGTTCGTGACCCCTACCGCCAGAGCTGCCATGTTTTCGCTGGTCATTTTCTGAATGATCGGTGGGAAGTTGATCGTAAATGATCGATTGTCTATGGTCTTGACCTCCAGCTCATCTTGATCCACCAGGTTCCCTGGTAGTTTCCCACCAATTACAGCCACGTCGATCGCGAAGTCTGTGAGGTCCGTGTATATCGAAGCCCAGAACTTCTGTTCCGCTTGGATCATCTTGAGGACCGGCAACTCCATGGCTGTGGCCGTGGCCAAGTTGCCAGACGCCGGATCTCCCATGTAGTGCTCACCGAACCCGAGACCGGCGTATATATAAAGCTTCAGAGCTCGCATGTCTTCCTTACGCTGTGTCGCACCGGTGTCTCTTTTTTGCATCCATTCCCGATTGATCCCATTATTTTGGACCCAATCGCTTGCCGGCGCTGCCGTAGGATTTGATCCGTCTGTCTTCGTTTTGATATAAGCGAGATACGCATCCTTGACAGTCTTCCCACCCTTGAGGACTTCCGTCTTGTATGCCGTCTCTGCATTTGCGCGAGACAACGCGGATCCGTCATCGGCCATGTCGCGAGCTGACTCAGCCGAGTCGTGCACCGTATGGATATCTGATTGACCACGCATAAGGTCAAAGAACTCATTGAGTCCTACGTGATAGACGAGGCCCTGCTTCAATTCCTCCGGAGACGCCTCGAGCAGTCTGTACCTCATTGCACGATGGAGAATGGGTGATCTCTGTGGATTCTGTTCCCATTCGTTCCGTTCAAAATTCCAGATTTTTTCTGTGCGCTTGATCAGAAAGAACGCCACCCGGGTTTTGTCTTCCGGATCCGGGATGACTTCGACGATTTCCTGTGGTGTGATGGGATAGAGTTTGAGCCCGAATGTGGTCTCGTCAATTTTAACGAGTACATTGAGCTCGCCGCCGATCAGCGTCTCCTTGTGCCGGCGCTGCTGTGCCATGAAACTGAAAAAGTTCCTTTGATTGATCGCTGACCACCAGAATGGATTGACGATCGTATCTTGAATGATTTCTGACTTACACTTCGGGACATCGATGCCGCGACCGAACGTGAAGTCCGTGTGCAGATTGATCCCTCGCTTCACGTATCCATCCTCGTCATACTTCTTCAAGTTCCGAGCGACTGCGTTGTTCACTGCTTTGGATGTCCGCTTCGATTGTCCCATCACGGGACCGGAGAGCGAGTCCCATCCTATCTGATCCATAAAGTATTCGACGACATTGGAAGCCTCAGCGAACGTCTGGCGCTTGATAGTTTCCGCCGATGGACCGACCAGTCTTTCTTTGAGCTTTGAAAATATGTTCATATTGTCACCGCCTCTTTTTTAGACTCCTGTGTAATCGTCCCCAGGATATACCTTCGTCCTTCTGCCTGACCGTTTCCTCCTGGCCACCATCTCGCGTCACCCAGCCTTCAAGTAATTGAGCGGCCACACAAGCACCTCGAGCGAACGCCCAGTGATCTGGCCTTCCCTTCGGCGTGACCCACCTCTTGATCGGGACTCCGCTTCTGCCTATCGTGTCCATAATCTGGACCGGCGCAATGAAGTGAGCTTTAACTTCCGGCTGTTTGTTCAACGCTGCGCCAGGTATTGTCACTCGCTTCTCGAGAAAGTCGCTCAGGCTGCTGTCGAGAAGGAAAGTCCTGTTTGCTCCGATCACGAAGTCAGTATAGTCGATCCGGCTCTCATCTTGTGGCGAGCTCGTGAAGTCTTCAAACTTCAGGCCCCAAACCATGAAGGGGAATCTTCTGACGATCTTCATCACGCTTGAAGTCTCTGGCATGAGATCTATGCAAAAAGTCACCGGTTGAGCATATGCCAGGTACTCCTCAAGCTGATCGAATTTATTCTCACCGACGAAAGCTCTCAAGTCAACCAATCTCGTGCGCCGTTTGCCGTCTTTGATCTCGAGCGTCTCCATCCAAACATGAAGAACAGTCCCAACGTCGCACCCTCCGAACAGTCTCGGACCTGCCAGCCTCGCATCTTGGAGACGGCCGGCGGTATCAACACAAGCCATGAACATGCCCTCGGTGATTCGCATTGATGCACCGGTTTGAGGAAGGCCCAGTTCATATACAGAGAACTCCGTCGCCTTGACCTGGTTATCTGCCGCCTTCAAGAAATCGGCGAAGTCGAGCCCGGGATACATGAGCTTTGATATGTGATATCCGTGGCGGGTGTCGCTCATGACAGGATTGCGTGCGATCCATCGTCCGAACCTGGCATTCCGGATCGGAGATTCAAGCGAAGCTCTACAATTCCAGCACACGCGTTCCATGCGAACGCGATCGACATTGCGCGGCCATTGGATCTCCTGCCAGGTGTCGCACTTCAGACACTTGATCTCGTACTCTCTTTGGTCAGAATCGAGAAACTCCTGATTGATGCCGGCGCCTTCCATGAGTGGGAACCCAAGATCAAGGAACATCTTCTTCGTTGATGCTGAATTTCGTTGAAGAAGTATGTGAGCATTGTCTTGATCCATTAGATCGAATTCATCGCGAACGATAACATCTGCAGACTCCGACTGAATCTCAGCGTCTGACTGCACGCCTACCAGATAAAAGTAGTTATTCCGGACAAGGCGCAAGAGTATCGCTTGCTTGAGCTTGCTCTCGTATGCTCCGCCTTCTGTGATCTTCGTGAAGTGTTCTGATCGTCTGATTATACGTGAGATTCTGGTCTTCGAGAATCGACCAGCCTGACGGGTATGAGGGAAGCCGTACATCACATCGCAGCCCAGCTGATCGCAAGCGTGAATCGACTTGAGGACTGCCAACTCAGAAGCGCCAACCTGGAGCGCCTTCTGGATGACTATGCGCGGGTGCATATCTGCATACATTTCAAGCATGTATGGGAACTTGAGAAAGGAGAACGGTTCGCAATCAATTCCAGGCTTATCCGACGGGATCATGGCATGTTTTGTAGTCCATGCCGCCAGGTTGTAGGAGTAAGCTATTCGCGCAAGGTTTTCCTCACTCAGACTCCTGGGACTTGAGAGCGTGGATGACAAGCTCTTGAAGTTTTTCTCTAATTTGTCGGGCCTGTAAGCTGTCCCCTTTTGAGAACAGGACACCGATGACGTCTTCCGCATTTCCTTCCTTTCCGTCGCTCTCTTTAGCACCGGCAGTCTGGACCAGTTTGCTTGAACGAATGAACGTCCCCATCTTGTCGAGGAGATTCATGGCAAGGTAGCCATCATGGTCATGCTCCAGCTTCCACAAGATCGCCTTGATACAGGCATCCTGGAAGGAGTAGACGTGCCCAAGCGAATACGCGAGCAGATCGTCCACGAGTTCGCTGTTGAGAATGGCGTTCAGTTTGTTTGAGCTGATCTTCCAGTGCTTCCGGATCTCGGTGCGCTTCTCTCCGCGCATAATGGCTCCGATGATCCCGACGGCCTTGATTCTGTTCTCGTTTGCTTTGGCTGCGCGATACTCCTCCCAGCCAATCCACGGAGCGAGCTCAGGCTTCTGCTTCTCGTAATCTTTGCGAAGCTCCTGTTCTCGTTTCCAGTCCTCGACTTTTTTCTGATCCTCGTGCTTCTTCTCTGCCTTCTCTCTGAGCGCGTCTATATCTGCAGCCGCCAGCTGCTTCGCTTTCTTCTTCTTCGGCTTCGTGCGTTGCTTCTTAGCTTCTGTCAATTCACTCGTCCCACTTTCGCAAGTCGCTTCTTACGCGCTCGAGCAGTCCGTTCCCCAGGCGCGAGTATAGCCCAGCATAGTGGATTATCGAGGCTGCATGTCTTTGATCCCATACGTCATCGAATGGCATGTGATTGAAGCCGAGAGGAAGCTCAACCACTTCGGCTCCCGTCGTGAGGATCCTCGAGTTGATCCAGTCCTGGTCATGGAAGAACTTCTCCGGATGTTCGCGTCTGAGACGCATGGTCTCCGCAAGCTCACGCTCCGGAGGCATATCGAGAATGCCGGAATACTTTCTCGGGACGACCATGACTCCAGAGTTGAAATATGCCGAGATGGTGACGGTCGCTATTTTCCCGCCCACCACTATCCTGAGATATTTACGGAACCCGTTGATCCTGTCCGCTCGATGCGACTCCGGATACGCCGCGAACTTACCATCGGCAGCCTCGAAGATGTTCCCGGCCCTGGGGTTGATTGCCGCATCGCTATCGATCCATAGGATCTCATCGCAATCTCCAAGCGTGAGGAGCTTGCCGGCCACCGTCTTCGCCCAGTGCGGTCCTGGCAAAATGTTCCGGAATTCCTCGCCGCCGATCAGAACGAAGTCAGCCCCGACCTTCTTGGCGTATGTCTTGAAACCCGGGATCGTCAGCGCTGCGATACGTTCATACGCTCCGAAGGCTGCAGTGACGATCGCTCGCTTCATAGTCTCCTCCCTGTTTTGATTTCAAATAGCCACTTTAGTAAAAACGCAAGAAGGAGCACGCTCCAGATCGCGACACAGAAGATCAGCTCCTCTTTGTTCATCTGTGCACCCTCTTGAGCCACGAGCAATCCGGGAACACGCGATCCGGAGCAACCAGCAACTCGTCGACTGCGCGGTTCACTTCCGGACGCCACCGGTCGTCATTGTAATCGTGGCCACCGATCAAACCGCCGGTCTTCACCTTCGGAAGCCAGGTATTGATATCCTTGATAACGCTCGCATAAAAATGGTCGGCGTCAATGTAGACCAGGTCGAAGTATCCGTTCGGATAGAATATCGCCGCTTCCTCTGATTTCATCTTCCGCTTTTCAAAATATCCGTTAGGTATGATCTCGAACAGCTTCTTCCATGGCGCCATCCGAATGTCGAAGGCATCCTCGACGTCCTGCATCTTGAAGTCCGGAGGACACGCCGGAAAGAATTCATCCTTCCATGGATCCACACAGACGAGCTCGATCGCTTTCGTCGCAAAGAGCTCAGTCGATTCGCCGGCATAGCAGCCAATCTCTGCGATCTTCAATCCATCCGGCAGAGTGCTGACGAGCTCTTTCAGTCCGGCGATGGAACCAGCCGGCCGAATGTGATGGATCTTATTGAGTAGGTCTCTCGGGTGCATTCGCTTTATTCTCCTTTGTGTTGCTCATGACCGGATCCCGGTTCATGGCCTCGTTGCCTTTCATAAGCTGCAGCCGATTCTCTCCGGCCGATCGCCACATTTTGCTCAGTGCTTCCCATGCCTCGTCCACGGTGATCCCCTCGAGGCAGTATTGATGGCCACAACTCCCATTACACGGAGCGCGTCCGTGGGGACACGCCTCCGGCTTGAATAGCGCTGTCACGTTTTCGTAGTATGTAATCCTCGCGAGTGGATGGATGTTCCCAAATAACACGACCACCGGTACCGTGAGCGCCCCACAACCATGGAGCAGTCCCGAATCGAGAGTCAGCATCTGGACGCATCTCTCCTGGAGTGCAAAGATTTCGCGGATCGTCGAGCCCGGACGTTTGAAAATCCGAGGATCGTCGTACTGATTGACGAGTTCCTTGTGCTGGTCGAATAGCATCACGTCGACTCCGTTGTTCATTGCAAGCCAGCGCTTGACTATTTCCTTGTTCCTGTCCTGTGGACAGTGTTGCCCTGCCATCCAGTTCCTGATCGGCGCGTTCGCTCGCATTTGCAACCCGAAGAAGTACCGACCGCCTGTGATCTCATGAGCCCACTCGCGCTCCTGCTGTGTGACCATATAGAACGGCTGCTTCTCATTGTCAGGCAAACTGACGCCGCAGTGTTCCATGTATATGTCAATCCGCTGTTTTCTGCTTGGATGGTTTGCTGATTCGTACTTCACACATGGCCGCGTAATGTCAAAATACATGTCGAACTGTCGGGACATCCCGACTCGCACTTCTTCCCATGCTATGAGTTCATCGATCCAGGGATTGTGATACCAGAGAGGAAAGGATACCCGCGGGACCGCGATCACGATCTTCGCCTTCGGGTATTTATTGCGGAGCGCCTTCGGTGTCATGCTTGCCATGAGCATGTCGCCAATGGAGTGCAGCGTTCTCGCGACGAGTATCGACCTGACCCATTGCTTAGGATCCTGGTATATCCGATGGTCCACGTCCGCCAGGTGTTTGAAGTTTCCGCGGTTCGCCAGGATATTGCCGACATGCAGCGGCACAGGCAACGGCACGCCTTTTGCGAATTTATACACGATTCCCTGTATGTCAGGCTCACTAGTTTTCTGCTCGCCTACATAAACAACTGGGAGAAGTATGCCTGACGATGCCTGTGTGAGCTTCGCCTTTATCCTGTCACGATCAGATCGTTTTACGAAGGCCACGAATCTCCTCCTCAAGCCGTTGGAGATAATCCTTCAGATTCCTGACCGCGTCCGCGCCCCGCAGTTTTGCCCCTTCTTTGATGCGCTGGTCCTGCTCGTTGTCACGGTTTTCCCCTGATCGTCCAGTGTAGTGGAATGACTGATATGCAGTCGAGATCCGTATGCACTCACTGATCGAGCTGTTTGCATACGACCGCACTTCATCGATCCCGCGCTTCAGAGCACCCAGATCCTCGAGTTTCAACTTCTCGAATATCTTCTCCTGATCCGTCTCTACCTTCGTCGCTTCTGCCACTTTGGTGTCTTGCTGACTTTTTGCCATCGTTTCCTCCTGATTTAGTGTGAGCGTTGCTTCCACGCTGCGCTCTCAGCTTTTTTGTTGGGGCAGCCGGGATTTAAACCCGGACAGCAAAATCTTGTTGTCTTACCACTATATGGCGAGGACTTCTTTTCCGCTTATTGATCGCCCCGGTTTGCTTCCGGGCGTTGGCCAACACCCCACAAATTGGTTGTCCTCGATCCAACAAAATCAGCGTCTACTAATTCCGCCACTGCCCCCCTCGTTTGCAATCATGTACCCCTATTCTACTCCTTCGGCTCCTGTCCGTCACCCTCCGAATGCTTGCCCGGGTATACGCCATCCTTCGTCATCGCCAGAGGTCCCTCGATCTGCTCCGAACCCGGGACTGGCGCGTCCGACTCTCCCGCTTTGCGTTCCTGCTCCGCCTTGTCCTCCATGCCTTTGAGCACGCCAGTCAGCTGTCCCGCAATGTTCTCGAGTTCGCCTTCGCAATAAGCGAACTCTCTTTCATAAATCACGTAGTCACCTCTCTGCTCTCTCGCTTTGTTCGTAGCTTGCATGGATGCACTCCGCGCCTTGATCGCTTCCACTTTAGCCGCTAACATGAGCACGTTGACATAGTCAATACTCACGCCTATGGTGATGTCCTTGATTATTTCCGTCATGATTTCTCCTTTCTCGATCCCGTGTCCGCAGCACGCTGACCGGATCGTTTTGTCATTATGGTACTCTATCAAGCAAGCATCTTTTCCTTCGATTGGCAAACGGCCGCAGCGTCGGCAACTTCTCTCGCCGGCGGCGACCTCCAGCGTGTCGCTATATCTCCAGATTGTGCCGTCATAAAAGATCGGCCAGCCTCGCTCATAAGATCGCGCTGACAGGGCCGGCCTCCTGCATTAGTTCGAGCTCAATGCTGACCATTTGGATCCAGCCGACCACGGTTGGAATTCGTGATCGCTATCCTTGACATATTCACAGAACAGTATCCCGCGCTTGTTACGCGCTGTCATGCTGATCTCTCGTGCTTTGGTCTCGTGCTTCGTGCATTCAATCAGCATCCTGTCCGTTTTGTTTTGCGGCCATAAGATGATCGCGCCGAACATATTAATCATTTTCACGATTGCACTTGACCCGAACTATCATCCCATTTGATCTCCCGCAACTTAAACTTTTTGACCCCAGCACGTTCCCGGCTGTCGTACTGCATAGACCACTTCATCCCGAACCGTTGCATCATTGTTTTTCTGGCTTCATCTGGATCTGCTGCTTTAATTGCATGAAAGCAGTTCTCATAAGATTGCCCCCATCCGAAAGTAAAAATGTATTCAGTCATTGCTCCTCCTTTTGATCCATTCTCCCTTAAAATTCAGCGTTTTCCCCTTCGGGATATCGCTCCTCAGTATTCTCCAATTTCCCCACCTGGTCGCCTTGAGAGTGCCTTTGTGTATTGCAACGTTTAGATAATAACTACTCGCGAATCCGAGCATCCCTATGACCTGGCCAGGAGTCATCCACTCGTCCTTCCATTGCTTGCGCTTGGCCAGAACCAGCCGGCGTGCATTTTCCCAAAACACAAAGTCATATCCGTCCAAGATTCTGCGTCGCCCCATTGGTCGCATGGCTCCTACTCTCTCGGGGTGTAAATATAGCCAGTTTTTAGGATTGCAAAGCCATTTTAAAAACAACACTCGATCAACCACTCGGATCGTTCTCTCGGTTGGCAGCCTACGTCCCGGCATAATACCACGATCGATCAGGAGGTGGATCGTTTTGCCGTCCATACCCAGCCCCCGTGAGATATGTTCCGCCGAGAGGATCGTGTCTTTTTTGGATGGCGCGTCAAGATGCAGATCACGCTCCCTCCGGATGTGAACACCGCATACAGTACGGCCAAGACGACGCGCGATTTCCGATTCCGACAATATCCCCACATTTACACGCAGGAACTGGTCGTCGTCCTCTGACCATACCCGACGCCTTGACTTTGTCGTCTTAATACAAGCCCGAAGTTTTGACTTGCCTCCCCGGACCCCTGTTGACGCTTCCGCCATGACGACTGCCGCTTCTATATCGTCAACGCTTGACACGTTGCCCCTCCTGTTTGACCACGAGACGCCTCAACAATTCAACGGCCGGACATGATCCGCAGATATTCTGCATGTCCTTGAGTTCGCATTTGCCGCAGGTCTCGTCCGCCGCATGAACTATCAAGGACCAGGCCGGAGCCTGATCCTTGCCTATTCCGTCGAACTGATTGCACTGTTGACACACCTTTCGCGCCGCTTCCTTGATATCCTTGACAGATAACGGATTTTCGGCGCAGCTCAGAGCTCCAGACAATTCAGCCGCCGGCCGCTTGAGCTTTTTCTCCGGCTTGGCATTGCTGGCCAGTCTTTCACATGCGTTGATGATGGTGTCGATTTTCATATTCGGGTTTTTCGATACCCGTTCCGCCAGCTTGCACCGCACGGACGCCGTCAGTTTTAGCAGCGCCCTGGCCACGAGAGCGCTGCTCGAAAGTTTCCCATCGCTTATCAAACACTGAACCGACGGCTCCAGCTTCGCCAATATTATCCGAGTATTAATCCGAGACTCATATACTCCGGTCCTTTTTGATATCTCGCGAATCGAGAATCCTTCGGCCTCCAGCGCCCTATAGTGCAGAGCTTCACTTACCGGATCCACGTCGTATCGCATCTGGTTCGCGACGATCATGGACAGAAGCTGCTCGGCTCTTGTTTGATCAACGATCTTGCATTCCAGGGGCGGACACTTGTCCGTCAACAAATGCGCAGCAGCGAGTCGCATGTTCCCGTCGATGACGATCCACTTGTCCCCTTTGCCCTTGGTTATTATCAACGGCTCAAGAACTCCGCCGCCGGCAGCGATTGAGTCAGCCATCTCCCTGACTTGATCGGCTGGATAGAATTTCCGCATATTCTCCGGATGAGTCTGAAGTTTGTCAGGCTTCAGAATCGTCAGTTCTTTGCTGGCCTTCATTTGTTTAATCCCCTACCTTGTTTTTGTTCATCCTGCTTTTCGTTACCGCCCACATAAAGAAGGCGAAATTTGCCAGGTCAACTGATTCCTTCAATAGCCTTTTCTCCAGATCGCTCCTGTCATTTTCGACAAAGATATCATAATTGTAAGCCGCGGCTTCAATGTCTTGCATTATCACGGCCATGCGTTTGCATAGTTCACTCGGGCTCATTTCTTGCCAACCCTTAAAACCATTACACGACTGCCTCTCCAAGCGTTCAACCATATCCACGCTAAAGCCCGGGACCTTGGTCCCAAACTCCTCCGGCTCCTTGTCCTCGAATAGCGGCTTGCGAGGCAGAACGCGGAACATAAGCTCGTCAGCAGACGAGAACTTGTCCAGACCGGCCCGAAGTCGAACCCGGTCACTCGATGAGATGACAACCTTCAGACTGCGACCTTTCTCCCAGTCCTCCAGAATATTCTTGATGCTACCTATAAACACGGCCATCCGGAAGTCGGCAGCAATATCACCCTTGCTTCGCGGCTCCCGCTCGTCTTTCTCTTTTTTCGGAACTGTCCCAGGAATAGCAGTCTGCCGATCCCCGTCCATCTCCAGCGCGACCGGCGTACTTTCTTCTGGCCTATCCACTGTCCCGGTCGCTCCGTTGTCGTCAACCTTTTTCTTCGTTTTTTCCACCACTGCTTCTTCTGCTGTTTTTGCTTTTTTCATGTTACCCTCCAAGGTGTGTATTTTTACTCCATTGTTCTCGTGGCCACTACGGCAATCAAGCGCTAAATACTGAGCGGTATTTCGCTCATGATCCCGGTCCTCCTATCTCCTCTTTCCAGGTATCCATGTCTGCTCGCTTTGACCGTGGCGTTAGAGGATGCGCTGCATTTTCGTCCTGGCTCTTTGGTTTCCTTCTGAAAAACACCGCGACCTTCTCATACCATCGAACATTGAACATCTTCCGCAGTTTCCTGTCGTGCTCTTTTCTGTCCACGTCTTCCTCCTCCTTACTTTGCTTTTTCGTACTGTGCTTATTGAGGTCATATCGTTTCACATTGAGGTCATATCGTTTCACGTGGAACGCCTCCCATCATTCCCCACCTCCCCGGTGCGTTATACGCAACTCGGATTTTTCATAGCCCAAATCTGCCAATTAATGTCCTCGATGTGTTGTTCGCATTCCGCCACATAAGCTTTATTATTCCCAGATAGTTTTTCCTCTTTGTGTCCTACTTGCTTCCGTGTCTTGAATTGTGCCAGTAATATTCCGATTTTTGTTTTTTCTAAGTTCTCCAGTATCCTGTCACACATGCAATTCAATGGAAAAAGCTTTCCGTCTTTAGGACGCAAGTATTCTTTTTTTCGTTTCCCGCAATATTGACAGTATTCGTGTGAATCCAATAATCGGGTCATCCATTTATCCAGTGTCTTGATTCCCTTATTTTCTTGACTGGCTATTTGCATTCTCAATTCCTCGCTTTTCGTTTTTAGCTTCCATCTCTGCTAACCGACGCTTAACATAATCAGCTCCTTCTTTCGCCACTTCCGCTGAATCCAGCGGATCAGCCTCTGCTTTAAACTCATCCTCCCACCGTCTGTTTTTTAACCAGCGTTCAAGATACGGAAACTCCGGGCAAAACTTACGATCTCTCTCGCATTCGACTTTATGTGTTATTTGACTTTCCAGGCTTTGCATAACTTTATCAATTTGGTCTGGTTTAAGTTTGAGCTTTTTGAATTCTTCTTCGGCCTTCTGTTTGCCTCGCCGTCCGGATACAGGATAGGATTTCCAAAGATTTTCAAAAAGAGAGAGCACAGTATTATCTTTTTCAGTACCAGTATTAGTTTCAGTACCAATACCAGTTACAGGCGGTCTTTGTGCGCACACTGTACGCACACTGTGCGCACAACCATGAATGACCTGTATGTTTTTTGATCCAACTCTATCAATGTCATTCTGTTTTATTATTTTAAAATGGTAGTTTTCTTCTGGCGGGGCGGGAAATTTACGCTTGGAAAGGTATCTGATAGCCTGGTGTTCAAACCATCCAACGAAAAACCCGTACTTTGTACACCCATTGTACGCACACTGTGCGCTCACTGTGCGCACTTCCCAGCAAAATATCAGTTCAGCCTTTTCATATTCTTCTAAAAAGGATAATATTTTTTGTGGGGTAATTGATTCTCTGTAGGGCCAGAGTCGCCCCTTTAACCATTCCGGCTCCGCAATGAAAACGCCCCAATCATCAGCGGCTAAATGGAACCTGTTCCACCATGCCTCAGCCATTTCAGAAAGAGCAGCCATTTTCTTGTTTACCGGGCAGGTTTCGGAGTTTAAGCGATCCATTAAGAACTCGGCGAGCCAGAAATATCAATATTTGTGTTAGGGAGCATATTCCATAACACGATTGCTGAAATAGCGCTATAAGTAGCCGGACCCCGCATTAAACACTCAGAGCAAGAAACAGCAACTCCCTCAATATTACCATGCTGGTCAATATCCACCACTGAAACCTTTTCAGAATTACAAAACGGACAATTATTGTATTTGAGTTCCGGCATAGCACTCCTTATATGTATTTAACCAGCCGGGAGAGGGTACCGCCTGTGAAAACGGATCACGCCCTTGCGGACGCAATTCTCCCGGCTGATTAAATACACGTCTTAGGATTCTGCTTTTAAGGAATTTGTTCACAGTGCTTACCCCATACGCAGTTAATGTCGGAACGATACCACGCTGCCCAGGAATGTCAAGTTTTTTATTTTATCGCTGGTTGATTATTTCCGTAGCGAGTGCTCTGACACTGAAAAACTTCAATATCTTCCCGGAGTCTATGTCGTAATCATTACACCGCACGAGCCAGTATTGACTCGCCCTGGGGATAAACCTTTTAAGCACGATAAACGCAAGGCCGCTATGCAAAGCGACGGTCCTGAGACTGTCGAGCTGTCCTTCGTGTTTCTCAGTACGCTTTCTCAGGATGGCCAGTATACCGTCCCGCGTTGGATCTCTTTTAAGCTTCCACATTTTTGCTTCGATTGCAGTGAGTCGACCACCAGAGCGCATACTGCATGATATGATATCAAATTTCTTCGGAGGATTGAATCGTCCCTTCCCTTCCATAAATATTGAGCTTGGCGTGTCTGGTATCTTAAAAGCCCAGCCACGAAGTTGAAGTTCTTTCGTGAGATCAGTGCAAAACCCTTGCTCTCTCCTCTTTCTTTTCTGTCTTTTTACTGGTTCATTCATTCTGATATCCCCCTTTAATCGAATATACTGCCCGTATTAGCCGTTGAATGAGAGGGCCAGGCACAAGGGAGGCCCCCTTCGAGATCGTTGAACCTGAGCCATCCTGGGAACTATTTGGCCCCTTCCTGCTCTGGCCGCTGCTTTGTCCGCTTTCTGAAAGTGTCTGCTCCCGGGCAGGTAGAGAAATGACACACTTTTCCCTTGACCATTTTTCCGTCATCGGTTAAGATCCAGACCTTCTTCGGTTCGACCGGGATCTTCTTCCCGGTTTTCGGGTTGTTCACGAATTCGATCTCCGCACCGCAGCCTTTGTCCTTACACCTGGTTGTCATCTTCCGTTCCTCCTTGAGTTGCTTGATATATTTCCGGACCAGCGGAAGCCAGTTCCGGTTCAAACCAGTCGGATCGTTCTTCGCCCCGATCGGAGCGTACCACTCGGCGAAAGCTGCGAGGTCTCGGTTGAGCTTTCCGGTGTATATGGTCTTGATCTTGATGGAGCAGAGCGCCGCGTTTTCTTGCAGCGAGAGAGGCCAGAACGTGTAAGGCTTTAGAGCTTCCCCGTTCATACGATACAACACACCACACTCGCGACCTGGCGCACCGTTCTCGTGCAGCCTTATGGCCAGGAGCAGGATGGTCTCGTCCTCGTCGAGATTCATCTCCCTGGCCGTGGAGAGAAGCACTCGCAGGTCTTTGTCCGGGAGCGATCTGCCTCCGATCGTTTGATGGAGGCCGATCGATACCAGGACAACGAGGATCCCCACGAGTGCTCGCATAATTAGACCGGCTCACCCTCCTCGACTTGGATGGCCACGCCTGGCACTGGATGACCAGAGTCCGGATCCACTGACGCCGCAGCAAGGACAACCGATGTTTTCTTGCCTTCGACGATAGCTTCCACGAGCAGGTCTGGCCAGCCCTGTGTCTTGCAGATAGCAGCGATGCGAGCGGCCGTCTTCTCTTTTACATGTGACAGCACATACGCCTCGCGCATCCAAACTATGGACCACTTGATATCGCCAGCGAAGTCGCCGGTCGGAGACGCTGCCGGCAGCACCCACCATTTGACGACGAAGTCACTCGCGAAGTATTCAGCCGGCGTGATATTAATGAAAACCGTGGCCGGCTTAAAAATGAGATCACCGTTCGTGTGTAGATAGTAACATCCAAGGATTTTATCCATTGCCTTGCTCCTTCTTTCCCTTCGTGCTTGTTCTGGCCTGGAGCCTTTCCCACTCCTCGACCTCGATCCCGTTCCGTGCATACTTCACGATCTGATTGACTTCGGCCCACCTCCGGATCCCAGCCTCTACTCGTTGGAGATCCAGATTCAAACAGGTGATAGGAAGACCACCCTCCTCGATACCCTTGGCGACTGCCTTCACGAGTTCGAGTTCGTTCTTGATTGTGACTTTCCAGGTTTTGCTCGACGGGACGCTTCCCTTGTCGGAAGTCTCCGTCTTCTTAACCGTGTTTGATAAGATTGACGGAGCCGTGTAAATAGATTCAGCGGCCGCGGCGTGTTCCTCCGCCTTCGCCAGGTTCTTCGTCTCTGCGACCACTCCTCGGTCGATCGCCTTCCGCGCTTGGCTTGCAAGTTTGGCCGCTTCGTCCGCTCTGCCGGCTGCAGCAGACGCCTCGGCTTGAGCTCTCAACTCTGCGGACTTGGCATCTGCGTCACGTTTTGCCTTGTCTGCCTTGTCGCGAGCTTCGCGTTCTCTCGCCTCCGCTTCCTTCTTTTCCTTCGCCTCTTTCGCTTCGCGTTCTGCGTCGAGTCTGCGCTGTTCAGCTTCAATTCTCCGCTTTTCTGCCATGCGCCAGGAGACCAGCTTCTG